CCGTTCAGGGTATATCCAAACACCGCGAGTGGCGATGTAGTCGTGTGGGCACGGCAGCGACCAGAGATACCACTCAGCCTTGATGATGTTGTCTACATCGATGGACTGCTGTTGCAGTATGACGCATGCTGGATGTATTGCGTCGATGATGGCACAGTGCCTGCACAGGTAAACAAGTTTCAGGTGTTGGCACAGAACCGACGCACGAAGGTGAAGGCTAGCTTCGGTCAGCAGCCGCTTGAACTTGATCCAAGGATGCCAGTCATGGACAGCGATCTGCAATCAGAGTCGATGGAAGGCAGTTGGTTCATTGTAGAGAAGCACCCACTCGCATGAGCAATTTCTATCGCGGAGAAACGCTCTATGCTGATGAACTGAACAACGAGTTCAGTCTTCGCGTGCTCCGTAGTGGCGACACGATGACAGGCTCGCTCCTGCTGTGGCGCAATCCACAGCAGTTGATGGAGGCTGCAACCAAGCAGTATGTGGACTCACAGTATTTGGTGAGTATCAGTTACGTGCCCATCGCTGGTGGCACAATGACTGGTCCGCTCATCCTGAATGCTGATCCAATTGCGTTGTTGGGTGCCGCGACCAAGCAATACGTAGACATGCGTGTTAGCCTTGGCGGTGGGACTGGCGGTGCATCGTCGCTTGTTATTAGCGATACAGCACCTGTCACGCCAACCCCAGGCATGATGTGGTTCGATAGCGTTGGAGTGCAGACTTATCTGTGGTATCAAGACCCAGTTGGACCTCCACAGTGGGTGCCACTGAATACACCACCAGGTCTCTCATCAACGATTGGTGCGTCGGTTACAGCATCACTCAATAATGCTGGACGTAATCTGATCCATAACTCGTTGTTCAACGTCGCACAGCGCGGGATAGGTGCGTTCACGGTAGCTGGTTATACGCTGGATCGTTGGGTGTCATCACTCAGCACAGATACGGCGTCATTCTCGCAGTTCGTGCTTAGTGATGCAGATCGTGCGGCGGTCGGTGATGAAGCAGCGAGCTTTGCGTTGTTGAATACGTGGACTGGCACATCGGGTGCCGGTGCACTGACTGCCATGCAGCAGCGTATTGAGAACCTGCGCAGGTTGGCTGGCAAAACTGTCACGGTCAGTTTCTGGGCCAGATCACCAACGGCAGGCATCAAGTTAGGTGTCGAACTGTCGCAGTATTTCGGTTCAGGTGGTTCACCATCGGCATTTGCGCCAGGAACAGGTGTGCCTGTTACGCTTGGCACGTCATGGCAACGCTATAGCGTGACGATCTCTGTGCCGAGTATTTCTGGTATGACGCTTGGCACGAACAATGATAACTACACAACGCTGGCATTTTGGTATTCAGCAGGCAGCAATTTTGCTACTAGAGCAGGCAACATTGGTGTGCAGAGTGGCACAGTTATGGTTTGGGGCGTCCAACTCGAAGTCGGTCCCACTGCTACTCCACTAGAGAAACCTGATCCACAACAGGACTTGGCGAAGTGCCAGCGGTTCTATCAGCTTGCATTCGCGTATGGCGCTGGCGTCGGCACCGTGGGCGGACTGTTTTTGACGAGCGTTTACCTTCCTGTGAGTATGCGTGCCAGCCCAACAATCACACAAACATCTAACTCGGATGCCAACCTGACATCGCCGAGTGCTGGTGTCACGAGCCCCCAGTCATTTTATGCGGCCGGCACAGCAACCGCAGCGGCTGCTACAACTATTTACCGCAACTACACCGCAAGTGCAGACCTCTGAGGCACCCATGGCACAACCATACCAACTTATCACCAACTCGGACGGCGTGCTGCGCATCGAAGACAATGCGCACATTCCCAACGATGGCGGCAATCGCGACTGGCAAGCGTATCAAGTGTGGTTGTCGGAAGGCAACACTCCTGATCCTGCACCGTCGCCCGCGAAACAACGAGAAGACTGATGTTCGACTTCCCTGGTTCTCCAACCACAGGCAGCATCGCAACAGGACCGAACGGTGCTGCATGGCAATGGGATGGTGTCAAGTGGTTGTCCACTACACAAGGTGCGCAGACCATTCTGGTCAGTGACACGCCACCAGCCAATGCTGTGCCGAACACGTTATGGTGGGACAGCACGAGTGCGCAGTTGTTCGTGCGATACGCAGATGCAAACAGCACACAATGGGTGCAGGCTAATAGTGCGACTGCTGATATTGCAGCAGGTGTTGCACCAGCACAGAACAACGCAGGTCGTAATCTGCTGCACAATTCGTTGTTCAATGTGGCGCAGCGTGGGGCGGGGCCGTGGACGGGGTTGGGTTACACAGCAGACAGATGGGAGCAGTTCGTTTCAGTCGATACTGTGAGCACCACTCTTGCCTCGGTTGCTCTCGGTGGCATGGCTGGTGACGAGGCGGCGAGTAACGCCCTGGCATTCGTGCTGACGGGCAACGTCGCAGCCAACGCATATACCTTTGTCGTGCAGATGATTGAAGATGTCCGGCGCCTGTCCGGCAAGACAGTTACGATATCATTCGTCGCTTATATACCTTCCGGCACCGCGACCAGGGTCGGCGTCGGTTTGCGTCAGAGCTTTGGCACCGGCGGATCGCCGTCCGCTGTTGTCGATATCAACGCAACACTGGTTACGATCAGCGCGACCCCGACGCGCTACAGTGTGACGATCGCGCTGCCGAGCATTGTCGGCAAGACGCTAGGCACAAACAATGACCATGCCACGCGGCTTGCGTTCTTCCTGTCGTCAGGCGCGAATATCAACACAGTGGCCGGCGGCATCGGCGTGCAATCCGGCACATTCGTGTTCTGGGGCATCCAACTCGAAATCGGCACGCAAGCTACACCGCTGGAAAAGCCGGACCCGCAGCAGGACTTGGCTAAGTGCCAACGATTTTATTACCCTGCCTCCGCATTCTTTGGAGGATACAACACAGCTGGACAGAACATAGCTTCGGCTATCTATTTACCAGTTCCCATGCGTGCTACCCCGACCATTGTCCCAGGCGGCACGGGCGCTAATAACAATGTCGGCACCGTTGCTTTTGCAGTGCTTAATGTTCAAAGCATAGCGGCTTATGTGGGCGTGACTGCAACGGGCGCCGCCTCGGTTAATATGGGCTTCACTGCATCGGCGGACCTCTGACATGCTCGATTTCCCAAACAATCCAACTACTGGTCAGTCGTTCCAAGGTCTGTATTGGGATGGTGCTAAGTGGGTCGGTAGTAGTCAGACGAACATTGCACCGACGTATAACAACGTCGGCCGCAACCTGCTGCACAATGCGCTGTTCAACGTGGCACAGCGCGGCGCGGGACCGTTCACTGCGAACGCCTATGGCTTGGATCGCTGGGAGACATATCACGCGGGAGCCAGTGAGACCCACAGCGTTACTCAGACAGCTTTGAGCGACGCAAACCGCGCGTCGATTGGCGATGAAGCAGCATTTTACGCTTACCAGAACGTGTTTGCAGGCACCGCAACCGCAGGGTCCACCGTCTCAGTGCTACAAATGATAGAAAATGTGCTGCGCCTGTCCAACAAGACGGTGACACTATCATTCTGGGCGTGGGCGGCAGCCGGAGCGCCGAACCTAGGCGCGAACATATCGCAGAACTTTGGTAGCGGAGGCTCGCCATCCGCAACCGTTAATGTCGCCGGGCAACGGGTGACGCTATCGACAACGCCAGCGCGATATTCCCTGACCTTCAATATACCTTCGGCTGCCGGCAAAACCTTCGGCACGAGCGGCGGGCATTATACCGGACTAGCCTTTTGGTTTAGTGCCTCGACCGACAACAATGTCAACAGCGGCACAGTCGGCGTGCAGAGCGGCACCATTAATCTCTGGGGCGTGCAGCTCGAAATCGGCTCCGTCGCGACGCCGTTGGAGAAGCCCGATCCAGCGGATGATCTGCGTAAGTGCCAGCGGTTTTTTCAACTGGGGCAGATATATGCCGCAGGATACGGCTTGGCAGGGAACCCAGTTACCGTGTGTCTGGCGTATCCCGTCACAATGCGGGCATCGCCTACAATTGTCGTTACCGGAGGCAGCACCGCCAATCTATCCAGTTATTCAGTTGCCAGTAATACCCAGATAGTTTTCGGCAGCGGGACGGCGACTGCAACGGCGGGCTGGAGCATTAATTCGGTCTTCACCGCATCGGCGGACCTCTGACATGGCACAACCATACCAACTCATCATCGAGGCATAGATGCCAGCAATAGTTCCAACTATAGACGAGTTCGAAGCACTGCAACAAGCTGTCATAGACCTCGATGTGCGGATCAGTGCGTTGGAGGATGCAGCTACAGAACCACCTGTCGAAGTTCCACCTGATACCGAACCGCCACCGGATGTAGAGCCTCCACCGACTGGCACATTGCGCGTGTCCATCCAACTCGGGGAGACGATCTACACGTTTGACGAAGTGAACGGTGAAGACATCGGCACGTATCGTGATCCTGATGGTCGCTTCTCAGAACGATGCACACGCACGCTCAGCACGCACACGCCATTGCGCTGTGATTTCAGGCGTATGGAAGGGCGTGTGTCCGTAGTGATCGGTCAGGGCTTTTGGTCAGATGCCAACCATGCCAACCTGCCTGCGTATACAGCAACAATCAGCGGCGATGAGCTTGCTGAGCCAGCAGTGTTGCACGTGCCATCGCATGCTGCGTATCAGCGCACGCGGTGGTGCAGTGCACCGTGGCCACTACCGATGCGCAAGATGAGCGATCTGTATGACCGCAAGCTGTTGCCGCGTTTCGATCCGAATATAACGCATGGACACGTTATCAATTACGGATACCAGAGCTACACACCGATGGGGCTGGCTGGCTTCACTGCATACATGCCACAGACAGGTGGACGTGGTGACATCGGACACGTCACGTCGTGGCAGGGTTGGTATCTGTGTCATGAGGATGATGCGCAGTCGTTGGCTACTGTGCTTGCACAAGGTGAAGCGGCAGGCACATTCACGTGGGACTACTGCGACTCTGATACGAATGCAGTGATTGATCCGTTGGAGCAATACCCAGCCGCACAGTTGTGGGGTGCATCTGGTGGCCAGCCATACGTCACCTATGCGACAGCATCATCCGCTGTCAGTGCTACGGTATCCGGTGTGCCAGGCACAGTGCTATCTGCGAATGGATCACCGCCGACGTGGAACTACTTGGTTGACGCGAACAGGCAGCAGTATCGTGTGCCTGTCGATACGCGCATCGGTGATGATGGCATCGTAGATTTGCCGTGGTGCGAAGTGCTTGGCACCAATACACCAACGTATGGCGCAGCAACGATCCTCGATTATTGGGGCAACACACTCGTTGATGCCTCTGCTGAGATACTCGAAG